GCGCCACCGTGACGGCGATACCGTCGAGGCGCACCGTCACGCGCGCATCGCCACCGGCCGCCGCAATCACGGCCGCGCCGATCGGGTACTTGCCCGTCGCGGGCGCGAGCGTGAGCTTGGTGCCGTTGTCCCAAGACACCTTCGCGCCCTGCGTGAACGTCACGGCGTTGGTCTTCTTGATCCGACAAACACCCACGGTGCGGATCTCGACCGGCGTGCCGTTGGCGGCCTTGTGGGTCGCGACGCCGAAGATGTTGCCGACGAGAACGCCGTCGTCGGGGTCCACATCGTAAGGGGCGGTGACCGAGATCACTTCGCCGGGCTGAACGTACTCTCGCATGTGTTTTCTCCTTCAGTTGGTGCGGTGAAGAATCGGAACGACGAGCCCCCTCACAGAACTCGTCGTTCCTGTTCCATCAGGCGCCAGCGTTGGTGACGGCTCCCTTGGGGTCGAACGCCTGAACCTGGTAGTCGAAGCGCACGCGCAGCTCGGCGCCATCGACGTCCCACGAGTCCTTGCTCTCGATCACGGGGTTTTCGCCGTCGCCCTCGAGGAACGCGACGATGAACGCGGGAGCGACGAGACGGTCAGCGAACGAGTAGCGACGGGTCCCCGAGACGCGCGGAGTACCGACGATGTCCGTGTACGTGCCTGCGACCGGATTGGGGACTTGGCTCTTACCCGCGCCACCATCCGGGTTGGTCGTGGACGTGTTGATGATCTTCGCCTGCGAGAGCAGACCGCGCGAGAGGAGGAGCACCTTCGGCTCCAACGAGATGTATTCGTTGTTGGAAGGATCCTTCTGGGCCGCCATCACAACAGCGTCAGCGTCGATACCAGCCGCACTCAATGCCGAGCCCGTGGCGTTCACGTTCCCACGAGAGCTGTGGAAGAACGGGTTGGTGTCGTCCATCGTCGGGCCCAAACCGCTGTTCGCGGCGAGCAGCGCGTAGAAGTCGGACTCAATGGAAAGACGTGCCGCCCGACCGAGCTTGAGCGCCAAATCGACGAACGCGCCCATGTCATCGTTGACGATGAGCTTGCGCGTGATCGCGATCTTGTTGCCCTTCGTGTCGAGGGTGAGCGACGTCTTCGAACCGTCGGGCAGAGACTTCGACTTGAACTCGCCAGTCTCAGACAACTTGTCGAGCGTGCCGAACGAGCCCGTGCGGTAGCGCGGCGACGGGCGGAAGTCAGGGAGGAAGTCCTTGCCGCAAATGCGCGACCACGTGTCTTCGGTCGTCAGGTACGACGCGAGCAGGATCTTTCCGAGAACGTTCTCGAGCAACACCGGGAAATCGGTGGTGCCCATCATGCCGGCGCTGCGCGTCGTGAACGCCCGACCGGCCAGCTTCATGCGGTCGTTCGGAATGTCCTTCACACCAGCGCGAACGAGCGTGCGCTCGGCGACCTGGAGCAACGTCCTCCCGCCGAGATCTCCGGCATCGAGTGAGATCTTCTCGAAGCCGCGGAGCCCGCGCTTCTGGGCTTCGAGCACAACCTCGCGAGCGTTCGCGTGGCGCGAGAACACGTACGCCTCGAACTGCCGGGCAAACGCGTCGCTGTCAGCAGACGGAACCGCGTTGCCAGTGGGCGAGGGAAGGTTCGCCGCGTTCCGGCGCTCCATCTCCGCGAGCACCTTCGTGCGCGCCTCTTCGAGCGCGGTGCCGTCCTTGATCATCGGCTCGCCGAACTCGTCACCGAGGCGCGCCGCGCGGCACGCAGCCTGAATGCCGCTGATGCGCTCGCGCTCGATCTTCGTCGCTTCCTGCCCACGCGTTTCGAGAGCTCGCTTCGCCTCTTCGGCCTGCCGCTCCGCTTCCAACTTGCGCGCGGCTTCTTCGGCCTTCTTCTGTGCTTCGAGATCCATGCTGCCTCCTTGAGAACTGCGAATCTGAAAAGTGCTGGTCTCGCTGTTCGACGCGCGAATCGTCGCGTCAGGATCAGCGCCGATCGCGACGGCCGACACTTCGATCGGCTCCCAGTCGTCGATGAGGAAAGATGCGATGCCGTCCGCTGCGTCAGGCATCTGTGCGGCACCGTGAATCAGGTACCCGACGCTGACGTTCTTGACGATGCCGTCCTCGATCTTCGAGAACAGCAAATCAGCACGGGCGTCTTTGCCCGGTGTGCCGAACCGAACGACTGCGTCGCCGGCACCAGGCGCAATCGTCGCGCTCTGAATAACGCCGAAGACGTCGAACACGTCCGCTTGGTTGTGGTTCGCGAGAAACGGTGATGCACCAGACTGGAGCCGCGCCATGCGCACGTGCTTCGGGTCGGTGCTCAACACCTCGTAGTAAGGCGCGTCCCAGAACGGCGTACGGAGAACTTCCGCGCCAGTCGTCCACCGAACCTTGAACGTGCGAGCCGCCGAGTCGACAGACTCAACGATCGCGCGACGGTGAATGACGCCGAGTTTCCGATCCACGCGCGCATCGTTACGTGAATCTGGAATCTGGTGTCAAACGATTCAAGATTCCGTGTTCGGTGGTGTTTGCGGCTGTTCAGATTTGTTGCCACCGGCACCGACGCGCTCCTGCGTGAGGCCCGCTTGTGACGTCGCGCGCACGTCGGAGTCGAGCTTGATCCCGTACTGGTCGAGCTTCTTGAGATCCTCCGCGTACTCCGCGAGCAGCGCGTCGGGATCGTCTCCCTGCTCGCGCAGCACCGTCGAGAGCGTCGCGAACCCGTTGCGCACACGGCGAGAATTCGCGAGCACCTCGTTCGCGGGGTCGATCATCTCAAGGGGAGGGAACACCCACTCGACTTCGCCCGCGTCAGCCGGGCCTTTCCCGCTGATCGAGTTGAACTCGACGAACCACTCGAGCACGGGATCGAGGAACTGGGGCGCGAGAATTCCGTACTGCCAGTGCTTCACGTACCCCTTGTGCGCGATGCGCCCCATTCGCGCCGACGAGAAGTTCACGAGCGAGAAATCACCGGTGAAGTCTTCGTACGTGAGCCCGAGACCGGTAGCGACTTTGCGCAGACGGCGAGACGCGAAGTTGCCCTCGACGATGTTCGGCGGGTTCGCGATCGTGATGTCCTTGCCGCCGCCGACGTCGACGATCATACCGGGGTAGAACTCTTCGACCGGGATCTCCGTCTTCTTGGTCTTTCCCTTCGAGAGACCCAAAGGCCCGTCGGTATCGCTGAGGAATGCAGCGAAGCACGCCGCGATCTTCTGCTTCATCAACTCGGCGTCTTCGAAATCGTTGAAGTCGCTCAGGTCAATGATCGCAGCAGCGAGCCACGACACGGCGCGAACTTGCCCGGCACGTTCCGGATCAAAGATGTGTCGAACATCGCGCGCGTCGACACGCTTGCTCGTCGAGGTGCGACCTGAACCGGGGTGCTTATCGAACAGCCAATACGCGGCCGGCCGCCCATCGCCGTCAAACTCAACGCCTTGAATGATGGGCCCACCGGCGGTGCTCGACTCTGCCTCACGCGACTGGTCGAGGTAGTCGGCTTCAAGAATCTGGATCGAGAGCTTGCCGTCTTTGATCCGACGAAGCGCAATGACTTCGCCGTCGCTGAACAGCGTGCCCATGACCAGTTTCTGCAGGCCCGCAAAGTTCCTCTTCTGCTCGTAGTCGCAGAAGCGTGAGTTCGACCACTTCTTCCATTCAGCGGCGATCGTCTTGTTCGCGAGACGCGGAGTGATCCCCCAACCCACGGTGTTGTTGGCGATGATCGAACGCGCCCGACGGGCGTACAAATTGTCGCGCAACAATCGGCGCGCCTGCGTGCGGAGTTCGCCGAGCGCAGCGGCGATTACCCGGTTCGCGTCACCGCGGTTGCGAGACCAGCCGGAAGTGCGGCGCCCAACCTTGGCCGCCTCGTAGCGCACCTCGAGTTGAGGAGGAGTTCGTGCAGCGCGGCGCTTCGACGCGCGCGCCTGCTTCGTCGCCTTCGCCTTCTTCATTCGAAGCCTCCACTGAACGAAGCGAGACGGAAACCCTTACGCTCGCCCGTGGCGTCGGCGACGTCGTTCTCCATCTCCTTGAGGAGGTCGCGCATCTCAGCGAGCGACTGGTACGTGATCTGCCGACGGGGAGGCCCGTCGTAGCTCACCGTGAGAATGCCGCTGCGTACGGCTTCCTTGAGCCGGTCTACGTCGGTTTGCGTCCAGGCCATTCAACGCCTCCTGAGCCACCCCCTAGCACGACGTGCGGAGAATCTGGAATCTGGAGCTTCGTCCTGTACCACGGGTTCGACTGGTTCGACCGGCAGCGCCTGAGCGTATGCAGGCGGTACGGGTGGTGCCTCGGGCTCTTCCGCGTCCAGACGATCGAGCCCGAGGATCGCAGCGGCGACGCGTGCGTAAACGCGTGTGTCGAGTCGGTGGTTCTCGCGCCCACCGATCAACTGCCACTCCATCACAGTGAACCCACCCTTGATCTTCACCGGCACGCGATGTTCAGCAGTCATCTGCTTGAAGTAGTCGTCGTCGTACTGGGGGAAATGCAGGAACCCCGGCGCGTACGGTTCACCGTCGAGCGGCACACCGATGCGGAGCCACCCGTACAGCTCCGCTTTCGCGACGTCGACGCCCACCGGCCACACGCGGTACGCGCGGCTCGAGCGCTTGCCGTTCGTCTTCACCTCAACAGGGCTCGGCGCCGACACGAGCATGTGACGGCCCGCGACACCCTTCACTGCGACCACGTGGTCGCGCTCGAACTGTCGACACCAGTTGTAAACGGTCTGCGTGTTGTACCCAGAGTCGACCGCCATCATGTCGATCATCTGCTTGCCCGACGGCGTCGCGAACGAACGCTCAAGCATCGGACTGAGCTTCTTGTTCCAGTCGTCGAGGTTCGACGTGTCGCCGGGGATCGCGCCCGCTTCGATACTCCACGACTCTTTGTTGCGGCCCCAGCCGACAACTTCGTACTCCCATCGGTCTTGCTGAACGTCGACACCGCACGTGATGAGCTCGACGTCGTGCGGCGTCGTGCCGATCGGGTACGTCTCACGGCGCGCGTAGAGGCGCTCCCAGTCGGGAACGTCGCCTGACTCCGCCCAGGTCTCACCGAGCACGGTGTTCACGAACACCTTGAGCGTCTCGCGGTTGCCCTTCGCCTCGATGAACTCCTCTGCGATCTGCCCCCACGTCGCGTTCGGTGAGAACGAGTACGCGGCCCAGATGTGGAACGACGCGATACCCGTGAACGGAGCGCTCGCGCGCCACTCACCACGCTCGACCATCTCGCGCTTCTGGTGGTGCTCGATCACACACCCGTTCTTCGAGCACACGTAGTGCGCGGTCTCACGCGGCCGCGCGGTGTCGAACACCATGTAGTGCCCGCCGGCCTCGCGCTTCGAGAAGACGAGGAAGTCCATGTGCCCGCACTGGGGGCAGGGCACGTAGAACCGTCGCCGGTCTCCGCTCTCGAACAACGACTCGATGCGCGACGAGCCTTTGATCTTCGGCGTCGAGCCCGCGCAGATCTTTCGATCCCAGAAGTAGTCGGCGCGCTTCATGCCGAGCTTGATCGGGTCACCGTCGGAACCAGCCGACGCGGGGTAACCGTCGGTCTCGTCGAACAGCACGCGCTTGCGGGAGATGCGTCGGAAGCCGGTGCCCGAGTTCGCGCCGACCATTGACAGCACGCCGCCGTCGAATCGCTTGTGAAGGATCGTATTCCCAGATTCGCGCGGCCCGGCCTCCTCTGAATCTTCGAAGACCTTCTTCGCGAGCCGCGGAGTGTCGCGGATCATCGGGGTGATCTCTTCTTTTGAGTATCCCTTGGCGTCGTCGACGGTGGGCTGTACGGCGAGCATTGAGCACGGGTCTTGATCGATCGTGTACCCGATGACCGAGTTGCAGATCTTCGTCCACCCGATGCGCACGCTCTTATGCACGTAGGTCGCCCAAATGCGCGGGTCGGCGAGCGAGTCCATGATCTCTCGCTGGTACGGCAGCGTCTTCCACCTGCCAACCTGCGCGCTCGATTCGGGCGAAAGATAGAAGTGCTCGTCCGCCCACTCTGAGAGCGAGAGCTTCGGCGGCGGTCGCCACGCCTCCGCCGCTTCACGCAACACCGAGTCGATGCTCGCCCAGTTCAAGCGGTTACCTTTGCGTCGTCGGCGAGATCGGTGAGGGCTTCACGCACGAGCGCGTCGATCTTCTCGATGTCGTC